GTTGTTGGGCCAAACCCACCACGAGCATATCGGTTAGCAGTGTTACCTTTGATACCGATATTACCACGCTCAGATCCAAACTTTTCATTTATCTTATCGAGCCTACTAACTACTTGATCAGCTCTGCTACCAAATGTCTTTTGAATATTCTTAAATTCCCTGGTACCAATGTTAGCATCATTGCTAGCTGCAATTTTCAATGCTTGACCAAGGCTCTTTGATTGTTTAATTGCTTTTTGTCGGGCGTTTGCCATAACTACTCCTCAGTGAGTCGGAAGGTGATCCACTCTACCACTGAACGTTGGCCAGAGCGGTACATAATCAATGAATGCGGGTCATCCGGGTGGGGATTAAGTTGTGGAAAGTTCTGCTCAAGCTCATTAATGAGAGAACTTAGCTGGAGACCGTGGGTCTCAAGCATATTGAGGTAGGTTGGGGTTGGCATGTTCAAAGAAGGCAGGCATACGGGCTCGTTTTGTGTCAGAAAGTTCTGGAGCCTTGCCCTCGTACATCAATCGATCGCTTGCATCCAGCCAAAATTTTTTGTCTAGATATTTATCAGAATGTGACATTTTCAATGGTGTCATAACCCAGTTGATAGTTGCCTTACGGAGCTTATCAAGAGAAGGAGAGACACTAAGCCCCAACTCACGACAAACAAGGCTATTGGCAGCAACGTGGACTTGCTCATCACGGCTTATGTCAGCGGAGAGTACCTCCCTTCGGAGACAGATCGCCAAGTCGGTCTCGGAATGTTGGGACTTGCCAACCTTCTGAGGCGTTACAATGTGTCCTACAAAGAGTTTGGCGAAGCACTCTACAAGTTGAACCTTGGTCAGGACTTCCGAAACTACGAACAAACTCCAGCTATTCTGCTTGCTGAGCAGCTCCAGTCAGGTATCGAACAGGCAGCTAACATTGCCCGAGCTAACAAGATGGAGCGTGCCTTTGCTATTGCTCCTACAGCCTCCTGCAGCTACCGCTACAAGGATCTTGATGGGTATACTACCTGTCCTGAAATTGCTCCTCCTATTGCCCGCCAAGTTGACCGTGATAGTGGTACCTTTGGCGTCCAGAGCTTTGACTACGGTAACGTAGAGACTGCTAGTGAAGTTGGTTGGGATGACTATTTCCGAACAGCGAATGGCATTGTCCGTATGCTCGAAAAGACTGGACTGCTGCACGGTTACTCTTTCAACAGTTGGAGTGATGTCGTCACATACGACGAAGAATTCATTGATACGTGGCTTAACTCGCCACAAACGTCGCTGTATTACAGCCTCCAGGTCATGGGTGACGTACAGGACAAGTCTAGTGCATATGCTGCATTGGATGAGTCTGAAGTTGACGATTATCTGGATTCGATCCTAAACGATCCAGCTCCACAGTGTAATTGCGGCGAATGAACCCCTACGAGAAACTACAACAAAGAAAGAGGAAGTGGACACCTGTACAAACCACTGCTGGACAACTTAAAGAAGGAGCAAATGAAGCCATCTACCGTGCCCTCGCTATGCGACACATGGAACTCCCCGTTGGTGATTTCATTGAATCTGCGCTTGCTGAAGTTCCAGCTCTATCGGCAGATCTCCTCCGATCTAACATCAAGGACGAAGAAAACCACGACCTGGCTCTCGGTTACATCGCCAATGCTCTCGGAGTGGATCCTAAAGCTGAAGAAGAAGCCAAACGACTTCGATCTGCGTGGGAAGCGCATCCTGATCACACGGTCCTCAAAGCATTGGTTGCCGAGCGTGCAATTTTCTTCGTACTACTCCCATTCTTTCGCTTTAATGGTGACGCTGGACTCAGGACTGTCTCTGCTGACATCAGCAGAGATGAACAAGTCCATGTTGCCGCAAATTCTCTCGTCTGCAGAGAGCTTGGGTATGAACCCTCAGCATCTCTCGATAAGCTCAGGAAGGCAACGATCAATTGGGTTATGACACCTTTGAAATCGTCCACTGATAAATATCTTAGTAAAAAATTTTGGCTGGATGCTAGCGATCGGCTGATGTATGAGGGCAAAGCTCCTGAGCTTTCTGATACAAAGCGAGGACGTATGCCAGCGTTCTTTGAACATGCAAACACCAACCTTCCTCAATACTCTTGAGACACATGGGCTCCAGTTGAATACACTACTCAATGAACTGGAGCAAAACTTTCCACCAGTTAATCCCCACCCGGATGATCCACACTCACTAATAATGTACCGCTCCGGCCAGCGTTCTGTGGTCGAGTGGATTCAATACCACATCAACGAAGAGAACAATGGCTACTCAAGCTAAAAAAAATAGTAACAATCAAGATTCGGTACGCAGTCAAATCAGGGCATCTGGTGCAAACGGTAACTTAAGTAAGAAAGAACTTCTCAAAATTAGTGAAAGTTCTGGTAAATCTAGTAGTCAAGTAATTAAACAACTTGATTCTGTTAACGCTAAATTGATCAATAAAGGTGGTGGGCCAATTGGTTTGGGAGGAGCCGCTGCTAACGCGTACAGCAAAGGAAAGCTTGGCCCCGTAAACAATCCGTTCTTGGGTGGCGGTAAGTCAGGTACTGGTCCCATCGCTACTGCACTTGGTCAGATGATGGACCGTACTACAGGTTCGATGCTAGGCCAAGGCCAAGGTGTCCGCACAACTCCTGGCACTGGACTCATCCCGAAGGGTCAGCAGATCTTTGGTAGTTACAACGAAGCACCTCAGCTTAGGACTAAACCTTCACTGTCTGGATACGCAATGCAATCTGGTACTTCCGATACTAGTGGTACTGGTGGAACTAGTGGTGCTGGTGCTACAAGTAGTACAAGTATTAATACTGGTTCCAATACTGGTAACAGTATTCTACCCACTACTCCCGAAGAAGTGGCTCAAGGCGGCATGTCTAACCCATATAGTATGACTGGTGCTTCTGTTTGGAGAACTCAGAAAGGCAAAAAGAAAGGAATGAAAAGCACATCAGCTGCTACAGCTAATCAACGTAAAAGTGTTACTTGGAAAACACTTGGAGTCTAGAATAAATGACAGCTAAATCAAGATACGATTATCTAAGTAAGTATCGTTCCCAGTTTCTAGACACAGCTGTACAGTGCTCTGAGTTGACACTACCTACCTTAATCCAAGAGGATGATGATGTAGGTAGGTCAACTAATCTAAGGTTGGTCACACCATGGCAAAGTGTTGGTGCAAAGGGAGTAGTTACTCTGGCATCTAAATTGATGTTAGCACTACTACCTCCTCAAACCAGTTTCTTTAAGCTACAGATCGATGATTCAAAGATCGGTGTAGACCTACCTGCAGAAGCACGTTCAGACCTAGACATCTCCTTTGCTAAGATGGAGAGGTCAGTGATGGAAATCATAGCAGCATCTAGTGATCGCGTTACCGTACACCAAGCACTAAAGCATTTGGTTGTTGGTGGTAATGCGTTGATCTACATGGGGCCTAAGGGCCTTAAGCTGTATCCATTGAATCGCTATGTCGTAGATAGAGATGGTAACGGTGAGGTCTTAGAGATCGTCACACGAGAACGCATCAGTCGTAAACTACTTGCTCCAGTTCTTAATACTATCTTCCCGGTTAACCCACCAGGTGATGATGGTTCAGAGAATGATGAGGATGTAGATGTTTACACACATGTAAGGCGAGATAACAATCGCTTCATCTGGCACCAAGAAGTATCAGATAAGATCATTCCTGGTTCACAAGGCAAAGCACCTATTGATGCTAACCCATGGTTAGTGTTGAGGTTTAATGTAGTTGATGGTGAGTCGTTTGGTAGAGGTAGGGTAGAGGAGTTCCTTGGTGATCTCCGCTCCTTGGAGGCTCTCATGCAAGCACTCGTAGAGGGCTCTGCAGTCGCCGCTAAGGTGGTCTTCACCGTATCCCCCTCTAGTACTACCAAGCCACAAACACTGGCCTCTGCGGGCAACGGAGCCATCATTCAGGGCCGTCCTGATGACATCAGTGTTGTACAAGTTGGTAAGACAGCTGACTTCAAGACTGCAATGGAGATGGCTAGTGTTCTTGAACGTAGGTTGAGTGAAGCATTCCTCATCCTGAATGTAAGGAACAGTGAGCGTACTACAGCAGAAGAAGTACGTATGACACAGATGGAACTAGAGCAACAGTTGGGTGGACTGTTCAGTCTATTAACTGTTGAGTTCCTGGTACCATATCTTAACCGTAAGCTTTCTGTACTACAAAAGAACAACGATATTCCTAAGATCCCCAAAGATCTTGTACGTCCTACTATTGTTGCTGGTATCAATGCACTTGGTAGAGGACAAGATAGGGAATCGTTGACTCAGTTCTTCACTACTATTGCACAAACACTTGGACCTGATGCACTTGCTACCTACCTTAATGTAGATGAGGCAGTGAAGCGTCTTGCTGCTGCTCAAGGTATTGATGTACTGAACCTTGTTAAGTCAATGGCTCAGGTACAAGAAGAGCAAGATGGTATGATGCAACAGGAACAAGAGATGGAGCTTATTAGACAGGCTCCTAACATGGCAAAGGCTCCACTGTTGGATCCCACCAAGAATCCACAAATGATGAATCAATTAAATGGACAAACAATCACCAACGAGAACCCAGAGATCGAGCAAGAAACAAACATCCCCGGAGGAAGTCCCTTCGGTTGACCAGGTTGATGAGCAAACAACCCAATCTGAAATGCCTTACATGAAGCGTAGTAAGATTGGTGAACCCACCATCGGTCGTTCCCCCGATTTTGTCAAGACAATTGGTCTTGGAAATCTAACCGTTATCACAGCAAATGGCAAACGAAATTACGATTAATCCTTACGATCAAGCGGAGGGTGAACTCTCTGCTGAAGAACTAGATTCCCTGGCAGTTGGTGAACGTCTAGCTGAGCAAGAAAATGAACTGTTGGCTGGTAAGTACCGATCAGCAGAAGAACTAGAGCGTGGTTATCTTGAGCTTCAGAAGCGCCTTAGCAATAAGGAAGAGCCTGAAGCTGAACCACAAGAGGAACAGCAGGAAGAAGCTGAAGAGGCGCCAGAAGGTAGTCTCTATGATACTATCATGGAGTCTTACCGTACTGGTGAGTGGTCGCCTGAAGTCATTAGCGCAGTGGAGAACATGAGCCCAGTCGATGTGGCTAACATGTTCCTTGAGAAGGCAGGTGCAACTCAAACTCCTCAAGCTACTTCTGCTGATATCGAACAGATTCAAGAGTCTGTTGGTGGTAATGAGGAGTACTAGAACATTATT